AACAACTTTATATATTCTGGTCTAGTACCGTAAAATATAGAAATCATACAGGTGGGGTAGGCCAGACTAAAGAGTCTGGGTCATCGCAAGTTGGGGGAACTGTTGACGGAAAATCTCTTAGTTGTTGCCTATATGTAGACCACTCGGCTTTCTTCTCTGCAGTTATTGGTACATCGTCTAGCTGAGTCCAATCGCTCTCTGCCAGTTTACGTCCTCTAATCATTCTCACCATATTCAATACAGAGTTAGAATCCAATGTCCACAATTCAGACTGAGTATCAAAATAATAGTAGGTTGTATCCGGGGGAGGATTATTCCCCATTTGAGTCCACCCACCATTTTTCCACCAGTGGGTACTCATAAACTGACTAGGATTTACGAATCCTATCTGCTCTTGCTCTGCCGTATAAATATACCTAATAGTCATATCTAAAAAGGTACTATTATTATCTGGCATATCCGAAGGTACATCAGTTATATGGTTTATAAGCCCAGAAGGCTTAACATAAGCTAAGTGAGATACTAGCATATTAATTTCTCGTCATAATTATTAGGGAGGACTTATTGGCATAAGGAACAATAATATCCCCAAATCCTGGAATTAAGTAGGTATACATATTACGAACTCTTATCAAATTATTAGTATAATCGAAATAAGCATTTTCATAATATTGTGCAGTGCTTGGGCCAATATTGAAAACCATTCTTCCAAATCCAAAATAAATATCAGGACCAGTAAGTGCTCCAGTATAAATTACAGGATGGTCCGTTGTAATATTGCTTGCAGAAGAATACGTTCCTGGAGGAGAAACACTTATTAATCGTTGCCCTCTAGTAAACTTAGATGAATAAGTTAGTGTTCCCGAACTATTAAATACTTGAATTCCGTAATTTCCAGTATCATTCTCTGTAGTTGTAGGAATACGCTGCATTCTTATATAATCTACTGTAACTCCGGATCTATTAATCCATGTTCCACTCGTTCCAGGGGTAGTGGTACCTAATAGATACCCCGTTGTGGATCGTCTAGCTAGTAGTATATCATTATACGTATTATAGGTTAAAGTAGCAAGATCTGCTAGAGTCCCAGTTGCTACTACAGTAAATCCTTCGGCAGCTGTAGTACCAAACTGAAATTGATCATTATTATTATATACTTCTACTCCATAGGGCATGTTAGTACCTTATTCCTAGCCAATTAATTGTTCTGGTCTTAGACCCCGTAATTGAATTATATGTTACAGTAAAGGTTTCACTACTTCTATTAAAGGCTATACTCTCAAATTGCGCAGAGCTTATATCTATACTATTATCTGCAGTCCAGAAACCATATTCTGCAGAATTAGATGCACTAAGGCCAGGAAAGCTAATAGATCCTGAAGTAGCCGTATAGGGGGAAGTAGATGAAGTAGTTAGTGTAGTACTACCAGATACAATTACATTTGCCAGTCTAGTAGTCTGACCTAATATAAGTTCCCTCGAAGAATTATAAATCTCAACTCCGTATGGCATATGGTCCCCCTAAAAAGTAATATTAGCAGTTTCAAAACTATACACTGCATAGCGCAAAGCATCAGCCATGTGGCTATACTCATTGTGTACGGGTCTTTCGTTCAGCAAATTAGGGTTCGGATCCCACGCATACTGGTCAAGAGATGCCAACACCCTCTTACATCGCTGGTCCACTATAAGTCTGTTGTTGTCCACGAGTGCTCCCACTGCCGCTATACCATCATTTACCGACTTTTTAGCGTTAGTAGTCGTTATATCATAACTCTGAGCAAGGTCAAAGCGCGTCTGAGCTGCCGCCGCATCAATAAATATGAAGTCGATTCCATAAGTATCTACCAGTTCTCGTATGCGTTCCGCGTGTGCTTCCGTCGTTTTAGCCGCCTCATAGTATTCTGCCACTACGTAGAACTTATCCTCTCCGTCATAGGCTATAACACACATCGCCGTCGGGTCTTTGAAGCCTACGTCCAGCCCCGCAATGATGTCCATGCCACTCAAATCCATTCTGCTCAAGTCCGCTATGCACTTCTCCGCGTTAAACTTCCACACCTGCCCCTCGAACAACGTAAAATCAGCCTCATACTCTTGTGCGAACTCCGCCGCCGACATACTGCGTCTAGCCTCTTCTATGTCTTTCTCGTTCGTTCTAGGGTTATCATGCCACGTAGCATGAATTGATACCCATTCTGGGAACTCTTCCGTGAATCCTCGCTCATAAAAGCGGCTAAACCAGTTATTTCGACCCCGCGGAGTGGAAATAAACAGCGCTTTAGACCGCTCCTTGTCTAGAGTAGGCCGCAAACTGATATTAAATGCGTCCTCTCCATCAGTAAGAGCCGCCTCATCAAAAATAATGAAGTCGTAAGAGCGTCCAACGCAGCTATCCACTTGATTTACCGATCCCATTCTAATCGTGGAGCCATTCTCCATCTCGATAACCCGGTCTTTTGAGTTATCTTTTGTCACTTCTAGCTCAAATCGCTTGATTAACCCTCGCTGAAGGTCAAAAGATATCTGGCTAAGAGCGTAGTTGGGTGACATTACTAGAATATGGCAACCCGGGACCAGGGAGACTAGTTGTCCTATGATGTTTGCGATGTAAGTTTTACCTTGGCGCCGGGAAATTGCAGCACATACAAAGCGATACTTTGGGTTATTTAGTGCATTTATAATAGCAATCTGACTAGGAAGGGGAGAAACCCCTAGAAGTTCTAAGTATGGCTTAACTGGCAGGCGTAAAAAATCCCGCCTGTCTTCAACATGCGTCGTTACAACATCAAGGCGAGATACTTTCACTTATCTGATAACTTCCGTCTAATATCTTCGAGGGCAGCCGTTTGGTTTTCTAGTTGCTTTTCTATCACACGATACTGTGTTTCAAGCACTAGGACTTTGCGGTCTAATTCTATTATTTGCGTAGCATTACTGGTAACCATGAGTTCTTGCTCATCCACTCTATATGACAGGGTGGCTGACCAAGACACTACTGCGGCTGCTTGTGCTAGTAAGGCAATTATTACACCATACTTCTCAATCAGATGCGGCATGTAGCTTCCTTAGGAGTTCTCCGTATTTACCGGAGCCAAACTCATTCACGTTGTTCTGTACGTTGACTTGGTGAAGGGGTTGGGAAGGCTTAGCGTTCTTAATTTCGTCTTGCCGCATTTTATGGTACTGAGCTAGTACATCTAGAAGGTCCTTTGATGTATAAACTTCAGACTCGCGGGCTTCTTCCAGTTTGGACTCTATAATTTCTTCCATGAGGGCGAACAGCTTGCCGCGATTTCGATATCCCTGATCTAGAAACACATTGTCAACGTATTCTTTGACTTCGCGCTTGTCTAGATAGAGGGATACTTCCGATGGCGTAATACCAAGCAACGTGGCAGTCTGAGTAATAGAGCCAGTTGCAAGATATGTGTTCGCCACTTCGAGCGATTCGGGGGCAATTTTTTGAATGTTCATGGGGTTAGTTTATATGGGGGAGGGCTGATTGTCAAGAATTATTTTTTGCCTGGGGGGAAGTTTTTTCGGCAATAGCACCCTTGTGGGATGAAAAATTTTCCCAAAGTTGCGCGTGTGGGATACCGCGGTCGGTAAAGTTACTTAACAGTCTCGTAACCGCCCCTGTCCTAACAAGCCGACGCACTAACAAGCCGACGCACTAACAAGCCGACGCACTAACAAGCCGACGCACTAACAAGCCGACCCACGCGTTAACAGACCGACCCACGCACTAACAAAGCAACACGTGAAAAAAACATGTTGACGCACGCCGAGCAGACTTGCTATGATTAGCCTATGTTTGATGCTATGTTAAAATCCACTCTCAGCCAGCCGGTCAGCCCGGCGGGAGATGCTATGCTTCATTCTAAAGTTTCGTCAGTTTTTGTGATGGTCTCGGGTGAGTGTGTCGCGTGGGAAATGAAAACTCGCCATCCTTCCTCATATATTAACACCTGCAAATTAGGCATGATTATTGCCGCAATGCGTCGGCTCGGGCACGATGATGTTACGGTGTTCGCGCTGGATCAGGACAAGCGGGAAGTCACCGCCGACTGGTATCTTGACAAAAACGGGAATCTGGCATTTGTTGGCATGGAGGTTGCATAACATGGCACGCAAGAATCTTGCAGAACAGGCTCGGGCTTATGCCGTTTTCTTGGCATACAATTTCACATGTGTATCATGCGGTGAACATGCCGTCAACATTGATGACGAATCGGCACTGCCGACATATGATGATTGCATGCGCGCATTGTTGGAAGTTGACCACATCGACCCGCGCAAGAATGGAGGCGGCAACAATTTTGACAATCTTGCTTGCCGTTGTCGCTTCTGCAATAACAAGAAAAATGGTACACTTAATGTACCATATTTCGCTCCTCGCTTTCCAGAAGCGAACAAGGTAACTATATTGCGCAACCGGCGCGCATGGGAAAATTTCATCGACGCATTGCGCGATTTGAACGAACAGGAAGCAAAGTAACATGACACTCTCGAACAAGGCAATTCAATTGATCGCTCAAGTCATACGTGATCGTGGCGGTATGGTCGACCTACTCGACGAAATACTTGTCGATTTGTTCGTCGCAGCGGAAACGGTCGAGGAGACCGCATTCGTCAACAAGATTGTCGCACGCTACACTTCGGAGAACGCAGAATGATTAACTATATCGGACCGGCAGGCGTGCTGACAATCTGCGGAATTGTCGCTACAATTGTCATCATCGATCCACCACCGATTGTCAAGTTTTTTTGGCAATTGATTTCGTCAAGTTTCTGAGGAGTCACAAAATGCGCAAGCATCTGTACATTGATCCCGCCGTTCGGACTACCAGCAAGATTGCTGAGCATCTTGCACGAAAGGCAAAAGGGCGGCGCAATATTGCTGACGAATTGCTGGCTTGTAAAGATTCCGGCGAATTCTGGCAGATGTGCTACTTGTTTGACCGAGAGGAGGAACGCGAGCTATTGTACAGGTAACTTGCCGAAGGGCGATCGTCAGGTTGCCTGACGGCGC